TGAGGCTGCTCCAGTTCCGCCTGCTATAGGTTGATTGCCACCCCGTAATGGATCATTTTGAAAATATAAATTATTGAATACTAAATTAAAATTTAAAACATCAACATTTTGTCCAGTATACAGATAATTGTAAACTCTACGAACTTGTTTTGTTACCTTAGCCTCATCCATGGTGCCGCCTTCAAAGCCAGGTATTCGAGTATAATGTATCTTGTAAGGAATTACATAATAAGTGTAGATATAGTATGGTTGATTTTTTGAGCTATTCCAAATGTCTTTTGGTACTGCTTCAATCATAACATTAAACCAATTAACCATATCATTCTCATCTCTTATAAGTTTGTCCTCTGAAAAAATACTAGTACCATATTCTGAATCTCTTAAGATTGCAGATATACAATCATGTATATTTGCGCCAGCAACAAATTGTACACTGATCTGTGTTATTGGTGCTGTTTTTTTATTTCCCACAGGTGTAGTTGTAGGTTGTTTTCCATAAAGTGGAGATCTAGGATCAGTATATGAAGATCCACCCCTTCCTGCACCTGCATAAGAAGAGCCACTACCAGGCGCGGCCTGTGCGGCTGCTAGTTGTGCTTGTGTTAGCCCGCCTCTTCTAGCACTGCCTCCTGCATAGACAATAGGTTTAGAAACTGGTGTATTAGTTTGTGCTGTGGCAGGTGTTGAAGCAGGCGCCGCATCAGCGGCTGCTTTATTTGCTTCTTCAACACGATCTAAAAACGAATAAGATTTATTACTTTTAGATAAATCTGCAACTCGAGTATTTTTAAGAGTTTCATTTACTGCTGAATATTGTATTTCATTTGTAGAGGGATCTACTTTTGGAAACTTAATTACATATTCATCTACCTGAGCAAGATTTCCTGTAATAGTTGGTTCATTTCTAATTTTATTAGTTTCTTTATTAGATCGATTAATCGAGTCAAACATATTTTCTAATATTTTTCCTACCGTGTTGCCTTCAATGTTCAAACTAGTTTTTAATTTATTTGTCTCACCAAAACCTAATTCATTAATAGGCACTGCTTTACAACTATATCTAGTGCCTCTTTCATCAGCTTTGATAGAAAGATCTGAGAAACGAATTATAAAATAACGGCTGGCAGGTTCTATAATAACTGGTGCATCATCTGCTACATTAGTCCAATCTGGATATCCTTTAAATTCAATCTTAAACATAAAAGGTGCAGATTTATAAGTTGGATGGCCTGCGGCTACTGCGGCTGTTTGCAGAGCTTCTAAGAATCCTGCAAGGCTGTATGGCTCAATTAAAACAAATTCTAATTTTGTTGCCTTGCTAAATCCTGTTTTTTTATCAAAAGATATAATAGTTTCAATTTCAACATCATCAAAATAAAAATCAAATCTACCTGGACTAGTTTCATTAAATTTCTTAACTGTATCTTTGGCATCAGGATTTTTTACTAAGTTTGGCTTTAATCTATAACCTTTATCATCGTATTTTATGACAGGATCTGAATTTAAATCCTTAGACATAGCAACAGAATCATCAGGATTAATACCAAATCTGATATCATCTGTTTTACCAGAAGATTTAGCTATTACAAACTTACTACTTAATTTTGATACCTGATCCGCGGTTGTCATCTTTCCAAAATCGTCATTAGACACACAAGATAGTGTAAACAGATAATTATAGGATCTAAAATAATTAAGAACATTGGTTGACCCAACTTTTTCAAAAAGGTTTGGCTTTGATGTTATCGCCATTTTATATTCCTAATTCTGTTCTTAGTGTGGACAATTTAGGTAGAAAAATTTTAGTGCCGGCCTGCATATCATATATGGGATCTTTAATAACTGATTTATTTCTTACAGCAAACACCCACCATAAGTTGCTATCACTATATAGATCATAGGCTAATAGATCTGGCCTGTTTTGATACCTTGATGATATTTCAAATTCAATATCGTCAGTTTGATTTGATATATTTCTAAATGTTGATACATCAAGATATCCTTGTGTTTGACTAGTTTTGTAATAAGGACTTGCTGATGAGTATGAAGGCATTATAGGAATCCCCCTTTCTTCAACCTATTATTATCTCTAAAGTCATCTGTTCCAAAACTTAGTTGTTCGTTTCTAGAATATACAGGTAATAGAGATAATGCCAATGTAGACACTGTTGGTACAACATTTTCGCCTAAAAACATGTACGAAGCACCTTCATTACTTTTATAAGTTCTATAATAATCAACACTATCAGGCAAATCTAATTTGAAAGAAGCAACGACAACTGGTACATTTTTTAACATAAAATCGCCGTAGCCATCTAATCTACATACTGGTGGAGGGGCTCCAGCATCTGTATCTGTTCCAAACTTCATTTTAGTTAGAGATCTTAATAAATGTACTATACTTAGATACATCATGGCATCGTCATCGTTTTGAACTGTTATTTTTGCACTTAATGTAATTGCACTAATTGCACTGTTCTTGTAAGAATAGTAGGCATAATTAGAATGCATTACTTGTGTAGGTGTATAGCTTGCTTGATTGTCGTAGCTGATAGCAGGAGTGTAAGGGAATATTATTCCGCCTGCTTGTTGCATACGCCTACTCCAAGTTTTATAATCTCCTTGTTGAATGCCGCTAGTGTACCAACCTTGCAAATAAGACAACGGGACTCGCAATTTTACTCTAAGATCTTGATCGCCTGACCAACTTACACTAGTTTTGACACTAGCAGTCTTTTGTGCTCCTTTTGGAACAGTTAATTTTTTGTATAATGCAACACCAACTGCGCCGGCTGCAATAATACCTGGAATATTTGCCATGAAGTTTTCCTTTTACATATTTACCGGATAAATAATATGTACATATAATTAGATGGTTGACTTTACTATAATATATGTTATACTTTGTTAATAAAGGAGAAGTCATACCAAATGACCATAATTACCTCACCCACAGGGCGAAGAGTAAAATATCTCAATAATAGAGATTTATTAGCAGAAATACATCGTAGTAAATGTAGTTTCAGCAGTTTTACCAAACCCGAATACCAACAGCATGATATTATTTTAACTAATTTAGATAAAATCAATATCAGAACTGTAGCAGAAGCAAAACGCAATCGCGCAAAAAGACTAGGACTAGAGGCTTTTACACGGGCTAGATTATCTGGAGATAAAAAGATCAAACTATCTGAATGTCAACCAGATTATAAAACTATTCTTAAAACAGATATAGTGATCAGAATCATGACATTTGACCATATCCCACTAAGTCCCGGTAGAAAGAAAACAACTAAAACCACAGCTGATGCACATGATAAAGTAAATTTTCCTCCCTTCCAACATTGGAAATTTAACGAGGAAGATGAACTAGTATGTGTGGGTAAAAGCCATTGGAAAGGCACAGTTGATAAAGGTAAATTCTCAAAAGAACACGGCCGCATAACAGAAAATCTAGGTAAGATGTATATCAAATTATCAGAAAGATATGCACAAAGGTCCAATTGGCGTGGTTATACCTATGTTGAAGAAATGAAGGGGCAAGCTATCCTGCAATTAAGTCAGATTGGTCTACAGTTTGATGAAAGTAAAAGTGAAAATCCGTTTGCTTACTATACAGCCGCAGTGACCAATAGCTTTACTCGTGTACTAAATCTAGAAAAGAAAAATCAAAATATTCGTGATGATTTGTTAGAAGAAGCCGGATTAACTCCGTCAATGACTAGACAGAACAAAGCAGAATTTGCCGATGAGATTGCTCGACAGGCCGAACTGTATAAGAGTCTACGACATGTTAGAGTGGAGAATTCTCCGGCTGAAGATGAAGAGGAAGAGACTTGACAAATGCCCGTTAACTCTGCTAAAGTAGTAGCAGGAGAACTATAATTAATGGCATTATTTAAGAAAGTAGCCTGCTTTACAGATATACACTTTGGATTGAAATCAAACAGTCAAACACACAATCAAGACTGCGAAAATTTCGTAGATTGGTTTATTGCCACTGCTAAGGAGCAAGGATGCGAAACTTGCATTTTCCTCGGCGACTGGCATCACAATCGCAACAGCATTAACCTAATTACTCTAGATACCAGCTTAAGGTGTTTAGAGAAATTAGGCGCGGCTTTTGAACAATTCTTTTGGTTTCCAGGTAATCACGATCTATTCTATAAAGACAAGCGTGACATTCATTCTAGTGCCTTTGGTAGGCACATTCCAGGAGTTACCGTTGTAGATGGTCTTACAACTCTTGATGATGTCACCCTAGTCCCCTGGCTCATAGGCGATGAGTGGAAAAAAATGAAAGACATAAAAAGCAAATATGTCTTTGGACATTTTGAACTGCCTAAATTCTTTATGAACGCTATGGTACAGATGCCAGACCATGGTGAACTTAGAGCAGAAGATTTTAACGGTCCAGATTATATTTTCTCAGGACATTTTCATAAAAGACAAACTAACAATAGAGTTGTCTATATTGGAAACGCATTTCCACACAACTTCTCAGATACTTGGGATGACGATCGAGGTATGATGTTTATGGAGTGGGGTGGTGAACCTGCATATAAAGCATGGCCCGATGCACCTAAGTTTCGAACACTCAAACTTAGCAAATTAATAGATGAAAAAGATTCTATTATGAAAAGTAAAATGTATCTCAAGGTTAATCTTGATATTGATATTAGCTATGAAGAAGCAAACTTTATTAAAGAATCTTTTATTAAAGAACACGATATTAGAGAGATTAGTCTTATACAAGAAAAGAATAATATTGAATCAAATACAGATGATACACCAGACACTAAGTTTGAAAGTGTAGATCAGATTGTAACAGAACAACTAGTTAATATCGATAGCGAAAGCATTGACAAATTAAAATTATTAGAAATTTATCGTGGTCTATAATGTTTAAAATTAATAATATTACAGTAAAGAATTTTCTCAGTGTAGGAGCACAAACACAGGCTGTTGATTTTGACAAAGAACAACTTACCCTAGTGCTAGGTGCTAATTTAGATCTAGGCGGTGATGATAGTGGAAGTCGTAATGGCACAGGTAAAACTACTATAATTAACGCACTATCATACGCTCTATATGGGCAAGCTCTAACTAATATCCGTAAGGAAAACCTCATAAATGCTACTAACGGCAAGGGCATGTTAGTTACTGTTGCCTTTGAAAAAGACAATACACAATACAAAATTGAGCGTGGACGCAAGCCCAATATCCTTAAGTTTTATGTAAACGATCAGGAGCAAAAAAGCGAAGATTTGGACGAGGCTCAGGGCGATAGTCGAGAAACACAAAAATACATAGAACAGTTACTAGACATGAGTCATACTATGTTCAAGCATTTAGTGGCGTTAAACACCTATACTGAGCCGTTTTTATCCATGAAAGCGGCAGATCAACGCGAAGTTATTGAACAATTATTGGGTATTACACTATTATCAGAAAAAGCCGAATCGCTGAGATTATTAATTAAAGAAACTAAAGATTCTGTGCAGGCCGAAACATTCAAAATAGATGCAATTAAAGCCGCTAACGAAAATATACAAAAAAGCATCAGCAGTTTAGAAATTAAAAGTTCTGCTTGGGAAAGTAAAAAAGAATCAGATATAACTAGCCTTCTTAATGCTATTATGCAATTAGGTCAAGTTGATATTGAATACGAATTGAAACTACACACTGATTTAAAAGTGTGGGAAGAAGATAATAAACGAATCCAAAACCTTAACAAACAACGAGCTACTTTAGAAAACGCTGTTACCCAAGCAGAAAAAACTGTTAAGAAGTATGAAAGAGAATTAGCAAGTCTTGCAAACAAAACATGTCATGCTTGTGAACAAGAATTACATGATCACAAACATGAAGAAATGACTGCTACTGCTACTGCACATCTAACTGAATCGCAAACTTATTTTGATAAAGTTAACAACGATTACCAGAAGATAGTTATAGAATTAGGAACAGGTGATCAGTTACCGCGACCTATCGAACCGTACTACGAAACCGAAGCTGAAGCATTGGGTCATCAAAATAATATGACTAATTTAGAGCAGAGTCTTGCCGACAGAGATGCTGAAACAAATCCCTACGAAGAACAGATCCAAGAACTTAAGAATTCTGCTATACAAGAAATTAACTGGGCACCGGTTAACGAACTTGTTAAGCTAAAAGATCATCAAGAGTTCTTACTCAAGTTATTGACTAATAAAGACAGTTTTATCCGTAAGAAAATTATTGATCAAAATTTAAGTTTCTTAAACAAGCGATTAGGCTACTACATTGATAAACTAGGATTACCCCATACCGTGATATTCCAAAATGATCTAACAGTTTTGATCACACAATTAGGGCAAGATTTAGATTTTGACAACCTAAGTCGTGGTGAGAGGAACCGTTTAATTTTATCAATGAGCTTTGCCTTCCGTGATGTATGGGAAAACTTATATCAACATATCAACCTATTGTTTGTTGACGAGCTTATTGACTCAGGTATGGATAGTGCTGGCGTAGAAGCAGGACTTGCAGTACTGAAAAAAATGGGCCGAGAGCGTAACAAGAATATATACCTAATTAGTCATAAAGATGAGCTAGTTGGGCGAGTTAATAATGTACTTAGAGTAATTAAAGAAAATGGTTTTACCTCATATTCAAATGATGTAGACTATGTAGAGGCATAGATATAAATGTACACTGAAGCATATGAAAAACTACATGCAGAGTACTTAGAAGTACTTTTACAGTATCATAATGCCTATGTAAAATATATTAAGGGTAATAGGGCAAGGGTTGATTATCCTATAATTAGAAAATCATTAAGAGAGATGAAAGCTATCAATCAATTAATGATCAAAGAAATTCTCAAGGTGAGAAAAGGTAAGATGGAGTCTAACAAAGACAAATATCAAACGCATAGACAAAAGGAAAATAAACATGTCAACAACAATCGAATCAATCAAGGAAGCAGTGGCAGCATGGGAAGCTGAAGATACCAAGTTTACAAAAGGCAATTCAGCCGCAGGTACCCGTGCTCGTAAAGCATTAGCTGAAGTTGGAAAATTAATCAAAGCTCGCCGCAATGAGATTACTGAAGAAAAAAATGCTCGTAAAGAAGCTAAGGTAACAAAATAATTGACTTGGTACCATAAAGGTTCTATAGTTACAGAGTTACCTGAAGATTGCGTGGGATTTGTTTATCTTATCTCTTGTAATACTTCGGGTAGACTTTATGTTGGCAAAAAATTAGCAAAGTTTAGTAAAACGACCTACAAGACTGTAAAGTTAAAGAACGGCACAAAGAAGAAAAAGAAAATTCGTAGCAAAATAGACAGCGACTGGCAAGATTATTATGGCTCAAACATAGAACTCAACAAAGATGTTGAGTTATATGGCAAAGAAAACTTCACAAGAGAAATATTACATTACTGTAAAAGCAAAGCAGAAACATCGTACATTGAGGCCCGTGAACAATTCGACCGCAAAGTATTAGAATCAAACGAATATTATAACGGACAAATCTCTGTCCGTGTACATGGCTCCCATATAATTAAAAAACCTTAAGGCTCAACAATACGGTTAAAGCTCGCACCTGCTAATTTCTGGTGCCCTAGACCTGGATCTCGGATCACAGGGATGGAAATCTCTCGCCGTTAAGAGTACTCAACCACTACCCGCAAGGATGAGGACAGCTAATAAGACCTGCTGTTTGGTTGTTTGAATAGGAATAACATAGGCAAAATGAAGGGAGAAAAACCCTACGTTTACAAGTCAGTTAGCGTTGATTTGTAGACCGCCGCTGGATGAAGACTCTGCTCGTGGTACAGGCCAACCGCCACTGTAATGCAGTAACGCTAAGTGACACATGTTCGACTCGGATAATGTCATTTTTTCGCCCGGTTCTGGGCGAAGTGTGACTGAACGATCTGGATAATATCTTAAAGCTTCGCTTAAAATCATAATTAACAACTAGTGAATCACTGAAAGTGATGAACGAGTGAACTACGTTCACTCCTAAGTAATAAATAAATCATAAAACCTTTTAAGGAATAGTATCATGAGAATAGCGCAGTTATTAGAGTTTCAAAAAGAAGACTTTAGACAAATGAGTCAGCAGGCAAGTAATATTCAGCAAGGTAATGGTGCTGTAGATAGTGCTACTCAAAGACAACAAAAAATAGCTCAATTGGCTGCTAATCAGCAAGCTCGTAATGCTGCCCCTCCTGGAAGATCTCAAACTCCTCCAGCAACACAGTCTACATCTGCTGTAACACAAACGGCTCCGGTAAATTTAACAGCTACTCCTCAAGCTACTGGAGCAAGTTCAACTACTCCTGCTACACAATCTACTACGCCGGCAACAGCACAACAACAAAATGCTCCAATGGACCCAACTCTAGCACAAAATTTACCGGGACAAGAACCTCCTAAGACATCTTTTGCACAAAAAGTAGGTGGACTGGCTAAAGGTGTAGGTGCAGTTGCAGGTGGTGTTGCAGGTATTGGTCGTGCAATTAAGAAAGGTTATAATGCTGGGGCAAATGCTGTTGGCGGGCCTGGATATGCACAATCTGGTGCTGGTGGTGCGAGCGCTAGTGGCAGTAGTGGATCTGCAGGCGGAGGTGCTGGAGGCGGCGCTGGTGGTAATTATGATGATGAAATTGCTAACCTAAAGAGTACTATCCAACAAATGGATCAAAGATTACGCAGAGTTGGTGCCGAATAATTAAAAGAACGGCATTTTTGATTCTTTGGTTGTTTCTAAATTATCTTTTATAACTTCACCTATGATAGTTCTATCTTGATAGTCAAGCATAAACGCTTCATCAATACTTAACGATCCTCTCATAAACCAAGCCATTTTAAAAAGTTCTTTTTTTAAGGCTTTTGACTCTCCATCTAATTCTTCAACTATGTTATTAATTTCTTCCATAGTTAAGGTCAAAAGCCTCATGCGAAAAAATCGGAATTATTAAAGTTAACTGGTATGGTATAGCTAGCAGGAGCACCTTGCGCTTGATGTTCTTCACTAGTGAAAAATTCTAAAGGTTTTAAATCGTTATTCTTTTTAAGTTCAGTTAGATGTTTTTGCACACGCTCAAATATATCTTTATCAGCATTAGCTACATATTCTGTGATAAATTTACGATCAGTAACATCTCCTTCTGGTGTTACAATTTTATAGATACTTTCAGTCATTAAGTCAATAGTGGCCTTAGTTAGGCTAGAAAAACTAGTGTTAAACAATTCTATCTTTTTTTCATCTGGCATAGATTCATCATTAACTAGATTCATAATTCTTGCAGTTTCAAAACTCTTAATACTAGTTTGTGTTAGATGTTTGTATGTTAACGGTCTAACATAAATTATAAAATCTTCAGTAATAGGTACTTGCTCTACCCATATGTTATTTTGCTGTTGATCTAATAACATTCTTAAATCGACATCATAATCAACTTCTTCATCAATTACTGGAATTTTATGAGTGATACCCATTTTTTCACCATAGGTTGCTAATCTAATAGCAATAAGAATTGTATCTAAATCAATAGTAGGACAATCCCAAGCATTTTTAATATTAGGTATACAACTGTGTATTACATCAACTATGCTTTGGCCATTCATTAATGCATCCGGAGTTTTAAATATTAGTTCATCTCGAGCGGTCATTGAATATATAGGGAATTCATTATTTTCTGGAATATTAATACTTTTATCTGGCCAAAATTCTCCATTACTGGGTAGTCTTATATAAATTTTTGGTTGGCGCATATAGCCAGCTAACGGGTTATGTCTTGGCTGTTGGGTTGTCGATTGCATATTTTTCTCCGAATAAATAATATGGGATTAATTCTAATCTATTTATATACATATATTATAGCGATTTTTAAACTATGAACGGTGCAACCGAACAAACCCTAGCAGAACTATTAGCCACAGCTCAGGCTATGAATGTTAACTTGGTCAAATTAAATGGTCTTGTTGGTAAAATGAACACTTCTGGTGGCGGGGGTAGTAGCAGTAGTAGTTCAGGATCAAGTAACCCTGCATCAATGGCTGGCTCCGCACTTTCTTCATTAGGTGAAACTGTTGGTTCAGTTGGAGGACTAATAGGTAAAGTCCTTGGTGGTGCAGTGAGCCTAGTAGCAGGGATATTTGGAGCATTAGGCAGCATAATATCAAGTACAATTGGTACATTTGTTGATTTAGGAAAATCACTTTTTGAATTTAGTAAAAAGGCTATGGAAGGTACTGCTAGACTTAGCGATTTCCTAGCGGCTTTTAGCACTTTACCTTTTGGTATTGGTACACTGTTTTCACTGGCTTCGGCATTGACTACGGTTAATGAAAGACTGCTTGACTTTTATAGAGACCTAACAAAGGTAGGAGCTTCATTTAGCGGAAATCTATTTGAAATGATGCGTTCAGCGGCTAATGCACATCTAGCACTAGGTGATTTTGCCAAAGTGGTATCACATAACAGTGGAGTTTTTGCCTCAATGGGCGGTAATGTGCAGGCGGGAATTGATAGATTTTCTAACAGTATGAATAAGCTAATGGATACTAATGGTCCATTTGCTAGAAAATTATTAGCATTAGGTTATACAGCAGAAGAGGCAGCAAATCTAACAGCAAAATACATGGCTAATCAAGGCACTATGAACAAGAAAGGGCTTGAAGATGCTAACTTGGTATCACAAGGCGTAATGGAATATGCTCAGCAACTTGACGGACTAAGCAAGTTAACTGGTAAAAGCAGAGAAAAACTTCAGCAGGAAATAGATGAAGTACAGATGGAAGAAACATGGAAATCATTTTTAGCAGGAATGGATCCAAAAGAAGCTCAAAAACTCAGCGCCGCGGTTGCACAGCAGACAGCATTGGGTGGCAAAGAAGCAGGTAATAGTCTAAAACTTGCCTTTCAAGGAATTAATGTTCCATTAACTGACGCACAAAAGGCCCTCGAAGTGCAGTCTAATGGTATGATGAGTCGTAGCAACGAACAAATTGTTGCAGGAGTTAAAGCAGGTATGACTCAAGAACAGGTTATTCGTCAAGTTACAAAAAATGCTGTAGATATGGGCAATCAAATATCGGCAAATCAAAAGCAAATGGGCGCTGGAATGACAGGGTTTTTACAGGCCACAGGTAACGCTCAAGTAACTGCAACTTCACAGTTTGTTGTTACGGCTAGAAATCTAAAAGAAGGAGATAAAGCATTTGATAAAGCAGTTGCAGATAGAATGAAACAAGAATCAGGTAATGCAAAAGAGTTAGCGGTCGCTGAACAAAAAGTAAAAGAATTTGGTCAACAACTAACTCTCATGTTTTCTAGAATAAGCGAACTCCTTATGCCCACTGTGATGAAACTGGCAACCGTCTTTCTTGGCCTAGCTGAAAAGTATATGCCTAAACTAGCTGAAGTTGCTGAATGGGCCGCTGGAAAAATAGTAAAGTTTTTTGCTTGGGCAGAAGGATATTTTAACGATCTAGTTGGCGTATATAACAATTCAGGTGGATGGAAGGCGGTATTTACAAAAATATGGAACGACTCTACAACAGCATTAAATGACATGTGGAATAAAGTATGGCCAGTTGTAAAACCAAAATTAGAACAGGCGTTCAAGGATCTCGGTGATTATTTAAAACCGTTATGGGATAAACTGATGAACGACATTACTATTAGAATAAAAGATTGGATTGGTGACAATACTTGGTTTGGCGAATCTTCAAAGGATCGAAAAGAAAGAGAATCTGTAATAGATAGTAAGAGTTACAAAGAATGGACAGAAGCCGCAAAGAAAAGTACTGATATTGTTGGACAGTTTGGCTATTTTGTTCGAAAAGCAGTAAATGAAGATCCTAAACAAGCATATGAAACATACCAAGAACAAGTAAGGAACGGTTCGTGGAAACCAGGAAATGTAGAAGTAAGTCCTAACGACCGTCGAGCATCAGGCGGACTAGTTAGTCCAGGTTCATACCTAGTTGGAGAGCAAGGACCTGAAATAGTTAATACTGGCATGTCTGGAGATGTTATTTCTAACGATAATTTAACAGCTATGCTGAAAAACAGTAACAATAATAATGTAGTAGCCGCATTAGAACGGTTAAATAACACACAACTACAATTACTAGCAGCCATGCATCTTAATAACAACATGACAGATAAACAGGTTAGAGCTACTGTAGCACTAGGTAACGATTTATTCGCATAATATTATGGCATGGAAAAAGTATTTTACTCCCGTTAAGAACACAGGTCAACTAAGTCCAATTAGTGGATCAAATTTTGGTGCTACAGTAGGTAGAACCAATTACAGTAGCTATCTACCAGATGTATATACAGGACATCCAAATAGATTAGAACGCTATGGTCAATATGATACCATGGATAACGATAGTGAAGTTAATGCCGCACTAGATATTCTTGCTGAATTTTGTAGTCAAATTAACGACGAAAACGGTACTCCGTTTCAAATATTTTTTAAAGAACAAGCTACTAGTACAGAAATTAAAGTTATTAAGAAATACCTACAGCAGTGGACTAAGTTAAACAAGTTTCAAACTCGTATTTTTAAGATTGTACGCAATGCCTTTAAGTATGGTGATAGTTTCTTTATTAGAGATCCTGAAAACGATTCATGGTTCTATGTAGATCCTGCTAAAGTAGATAAGATTATTGTTAACGAAAGTGAAGGAAAGAAACCTGAACAGTATGTGGTCCGTGATATTAATGTGAACTTTGAAAATCTAACCACAACACAGATTAATCCTACTAATCAAAATTCAACGCCTGGAGGAACTACTTACGTTACAGGTGGATCACAACAACGAGGTATGGTTGGTTCTGCTCCTCAAGGTAGTCAAAGTCGATTTGGATCAAATCAAAACCAATGGGCTATTGATGCTAAACATGTAATTCATATTAGTTTAAGTGAAGGTTTAGATAACAATTTTCCGTTTGGAAATAGTTTATTAGAAAGTATATTCAAAGTCTACAAGCAAAAAGAACTACTAGAAGATGCTATTATCATATACCGTGTACAAAGAGCACCAGAACGCAGAGTATTCTATATTGATGTAGGCAATATGCCAAGCCACTTAGCTATGAGTTTTGTTGAGCGTGTTAAAAATGAAGTAAACCAACGCAGATTACCCTCAGTTAGTGGTGGTAGTAATTCTGTTGTTGACTCAAGTTATAATCCATTGAGTATAAACGAAGATTATTATTTCCCACAGACAGCAGAAGGTCGTGGTAGTAAAGTAGAAACACTACCCGGTGGAACTAACTTAGGAGAAATTGATGACCTTAGATACTTTACTAATAAACTGTTTAGAGCTCTTCGCATACCTAGCAGTTATCTTCCTACTGGTGCGGATGACGGAGGCAGCTCTTTCAATGATGGAAGAGTAGGAACAGCCTACATACAAGAGTTACGATTCAACAAATACTGTGAAAGACTTCAAAGTTTAATGAATGAACAGTTTGATACTGAGTTTAAACTGTACTTACATAACAAAGGTATGAATATTGACCCTAATTTGTTCGATGTTCAGTTCAATCCACCACAGAATTTTGCAAGTTATCGTCAAGCAGAAATGGATACAGCCCGTGTAAACACATTTGGAACTATGGTAGGAGTACCGTTCATGAGCAAACGCTTTGCTATGAAGCGATTCTTAGGTTTAACAGCAGAAGAAATTGCAGAAAACGAAAAGCAATGGCGTGAAGAAAATGTAGATAAAGGTACAAACCTAAGTGCCCAAGCTGAATTACGCTCTGCAGGTGTTACAGCAGGTGGATTATCGGATGATATGGATTCATTAGGATCCGCAGGCGAACCTCCAGAAGGTATGGAGGGCAACATGGATATGGCAGCGGCTCCACAACCAGGAGGAGCTCCAGGCGGTGCTCAACCAGGTACACCAGCATAAATATTACTATGCTATTAAACGAATTCTTATATTTTAATAATGAAAACCTTGAACCTACGGAAAATGATCGTTATAACATTGATAACGACAAATCAGTTCAACGGATCAAAGATCGTAAGAGTCGTTTAACCTTGCGTATGTTGAGTGATCTGCGCAAAGCAGGAGAAGCTAGAGAGAAAGAACAAAAAGAAGATCTTGATCTAGTTCGTGTTATGTATGCTACTCCTGCCGAAGAGCAAGCGGCAGCATAATAGTGTAATTTAATATTTAGAATCAAAAACTAAATATTTCTGTCAAAAAAGAGTTTAAACTCTGTCAACTTTAGGCCAAAACGACTCTTTTTGGCCTATTTCAAGCATCTTATTACATCCTACTGTAAATATACCTGATAGCCTTGCCAATCTAATATAGGAGATAAACGCAATGTCACAAAAGATGCAACAGCTCTTAGATCTAATTGTCAACGAGGAAATGGATAAGGCAAATGAATTATTCCATGAAATCGTTGTCGAAAAATCAAGAGAAATTTATGAAAACATGATCGCTGAAGAAGCGGAAGAAGACGAAGAAGAAACAGATGAATCTGTAGAAGATGATGAAGAAGATGAATCTGTAGACGAAGGTTTTGGTATGGAAGCTGACGATGAAACTTCCATGGAACTACCTGGCGGTGATGAAACTGACGATTTTGTTGATGCTACAGCAGATCACGATGCCATGGGCGGTGATGACGAGATGGGTGGTGACGGATCAGCTCCAGCTACAAAAGATGATGTACAAGATTTAGAAGACGCCCTTGCTGAACTAAAAGCAGAATTTGCAGCCTTAACAGGTGGCAGTGCTACTGGTGATGAAGAAGGTGATGAATTTGGCGGTGATGAAGAAGGCAGTGAAGAAAACCCATTCGGCGACGAAGAAGGTGGCGAAGCTGACGATTCAGAAGACGACGAAACAGATGATGACGAAGAAGCCGATGAAAGCATGGGGTTTGTTCGTGAATATCGCGAGACAGTTGGTAACGACTGGAACAAAAACAGTATGAAGACCCAAGGTCAACTAGCCGGTGCTGGTACAGGTGAGAGACAATCTGCTCCAGTTGAAGGTAAAAGTACAGTTAGTTCTGGAAAAGGTAAGCCAACAACAGGTGCTAACGCTAAAAATATTGCCCAAGCTGGTAAAGGCGTAGGCGAAATGAGCGGAACAAGTACAAATGCTGACAAAGGTAGCCGTGGTTTAGCTGGTGCAACTAAAGGTGAATTCACTAAAGGTGTTGAAAAGAACATCTCTAGTTCATCTAAGACCAACATGAAGAGCGGTTCTGACACTAGCAAACAAGGTTCAGGTTACCCAGGAAACAATAAGACCGCAGGTCCAGTTGGTTCAGGAACAGGTGACAAAGCCGGACAAACTAGCGTTGGTCAAGTTAAGAGCCCAATCAATGGCGCTCCAAACAGAAACGCATAATTAGAGAAACTGGATGAAACAAATATCCTACTTAAGAGAACATCTTAGCTTCGATCAAGCTCGTGTAGTTTTAGAGTCTGACGATAAAGAAGGTAAGAATCTTTTCCTAAAAGGCATTGCGATTCAAGGCGGTATAAAGAACGCTAACGGGAGAGTTTACCCTGTTAGCGAGATTACCAAAGCCGTTAAGACTTTAAATGATCAGGTAGCTAATGGTTACTCTGTATTAGGAGAAGTGGATCATCCAGATGATTTAAAAGTAAATTTAGACCGTGTATCACACATGATTACAGATATGTGGATGGACGGTCCAAACGGTTACAGTAAGATGAAAATTTTACCTACACCAATGGGTAACTTAATCCGTACTATGCTCGAAAGCGGTGTAAAACTTGGCGTAAGTTCTAGAGGCAGCGGCAACGTTGATGATAGAACAGGCGAAGTAGCAGAATTTGAGATTATTACAGTGGATGTAGTTGCACAACCTAGCGCCCCAGGTGCTTATCCTACTCCTGTGTATGAACATTTAATGAACATGCGCGGTGGTAATAGAGCATTAGGTGTTGCTAATGAAGTAAAAGAAGATCCAAAGGCCCAGAAATATTTGCAGGAAAGTCTCTTGCAAATTATTAAAGGTCTAAAATAAGCCCGAGGAGAAAATAGATGTTGGACGCATTCAAACAATTAGTAGAATCAGGAACTTTGTCAGAGGAACATACCACTGCCTTAGAATCTGCATTTACTCAAAAAATTCAAGAGAATCGCGACCAAGTTACCGCAGAACTTCGTGAAGAATTTGCACACAAGTATGAACACGATAAAGGTGTCATGGTTGAAGCAATTGACAAGATGTTAAGCGAAAGATTGGCCGCAGAAATGGCTGAACTTGCTGAAGATAAAAATGCCCTAGCGGAAGCTAAGGTTGCTTATCAACACAAGATGAAAAGTGATGCTAAAGTTTTAGAATCATTTGTCATTAGTCAGCTAGGTAAAGAACTAGGTGAATTCCAAAGTGATCGTAAAACAGTCGCTGAGAATTTTGCTAAGTTAGAGCAGTTCATGGTACATGCACTAGCTAAAGAAATCAAAGAATTTGCAATTGACAAGCGTGATCTAGCAGAAACGAAAGTTAAACTAGTCCGCGAAGCAAATAGTAAATTTAATGATATTAAGAAATTATTCATACAGCGTTCAGCTAAAATTGTAGAACACACTATTAGCACTAAATTAAAATCTGAAATCAAGCAATTGAAAGAAGATATTGACGGTGCCCGTAGCAACAATTTTGGTCGTAAACTGTTTGAAGCGTTTGCTCAAGAGTACTCAGGTAGCTATCTAAATGATAAATCTGAAACAAGTAAATTGTTAAAGGTTATTACTAAGAAAGATATAGAGTTAGCTGAAGCAAGAGAGGCTTTATCACAGAAAAACACTTTAGTTGAATCTAAGGAACGCGAAATTCGTGTTGCAAAAGATCTAGCTGAGCGTAAGGCTGTAATGAGCGAGTTGTTAGCACCTTTAAGTGCTGAACAAAGAGGAATCATGAAAGATTTGTTAGAGTCTGTAAAGACCACAAAACTTAATGAATCATTCGAGAAATACCTACCAGCAGTAATGGAAGGCGAGAAGAAACGTGTAGCCCCTCAAAAGACTACGCTAACTGAAAGTACCGCTGTAACAGGGGATCGTAGAGATACTAATCCCGAGGTAGGCTTAGACAATATATTAGATATCCGCAAGTTAGCGGGTCTAAAATAATTCAAGGAGACATAAATGTCACAATTATTAAATGAAAGATGGTCCGAGACCAAAGAAGCTCTGCTTGAAGGCCTACAAGGTAACCGCAAAGCGTCAATGAACGTATGTTTAGAGAACACTAAGCGTTACTTGGCAGAAGCCGCAACAGCAGGTGCAACTAGTTCTGGTAACGTTGCAACACTTAACCGTGTTATTCTTCCAGTAATCCGTCGTGTTATGCCGACAGTTATCGCTAACGAAATCATTGGTGTACAACCAATGACAGGTCCAGTTGGCCAAATCCATACACTTCGTGTTCGCTATGCTGACACAAGTTCTGGTGATGGTATTGTAGCTGGTGAAGAAGCATTGAGTCCATTCAAGATTGCCTCTGCCTATTCTGGCAATGGCGCTGATGCAACTCCAAAGGCTGATTCAACTGCACAGTTAGAAGGTCAACCAGGCAAACGCATGAGCATTCAAATCTTGAAAGCACCAGTCGAAGCTAAGTCTCGTAAACTAAGCGCTCGTTGGACTTTTGAGGCTGCACAAGATGCACAAGCCCAACAA